TCGTCGTTCAACCCGGATGATTTTGTTTACAAGAAGGGTAAGTGATGGAGGCCACCAAATTCTGTACAAGTTGTCAGGCAACGAAGCCTGTAGAGGGCGGGATGCGAAAGGTGACGCGCGGGGTTCCTCGCTGGATCTGTCGTTGGTGTTTAGCGAGATCGGCCCCCGGTCCACGGTCCGAGAGGAGGGAGAAATGAGTTATTGCAGACTAGGCCCTGAGTGCGACATTTACTGTTACTACCACGTTGGCGGGTATTACGAAGTCTGGTCTGGCGCGGGAGAGCACCAATTCAAAACAGCAAAAGAGACGGTGGCCTTTTTACGTGAGCGCAGGGAAGCAGGGGATAAAGTACCTGACCACGTATTTGAGAATTTAAGTGAGGAGAGAAAATGAACAGAGATGACATTATCCGCATGGCGCGGGAGGCTGGCATCGGTTGGCTTGAAAGAGCTGAAGGCATATCAGAATTTCTAGAACGCTTTGCCAACCTAGTCGCAGCAGCGGAGCGCGAGGCGTGTGCGAAGATGTGTGAGGCTGAAGGGGAACGAGTCGATGCGTCTTGGGTAAGTTGCGCGTTCGCTATCCGCGAGAGAGGTGCGCCATGACAACGTACACGATTGAGGTAACCCACGACAAAGAAGGCGTAACTGTGGTGGTTAAAGACCTTGACCCCGACACGATGGAGGAAGATCGTGCAGCGATTGAGTATGCGCTGGAAGAAGCACTGAGGATAGCCAAAGAACATAGCCCGATGAGGTTCCAATGAGTGACCCCGATCAACTGACTACGGAAGACGAACCGAAACTCCGACACAGCTACGGCTGCGTGAAGGAGACGGATATGATCAAGTTAAAGCGGCATCCGAAGAAGTTTGCAGTAGTACTGAGTCCGCTTGGCAGGGAGAAGCGGAAGTTCAGTATCTTTGACCTCGAGCGATATGACAAGAGTCGGCCGCAGGGGAAAAGGAAGTATTACCAGAAGGTCCTGATTGATTGCATTACCGGCACGATGTACGACTTCATGAGTGGGGAGTGTTTGAGTTCCACGCGCTTGAGGATTGTTGATTAGGGGGCCACGTGACACCGTTAATTACAAAGATGGCTGGAGTGCTTAAAGAGAAAGCCAGCAATTGGATGTGGTTTGATTTTAGTGAAACGTGGGAGATATCAAATGAAATGATAGATCACAGCCGCGCCATAGAAGCGTTTAAAAACCCACTTCCTTTTGATCGCTGTGTAATTGTTATTGGTGACGAAAAAGAAACGAGTGCTGTGTTTGCTTCCAATATATTTGCAGTTCGAGTACAAGGAAGGCCGCCAGAAGAAAAAGTACCTGTTATTTTATTCGCTGCGCTAGAGTCTACCGACTATATGCGTATAGATGGAGTTCCTCCTTTTTCTTGCAACATGCAAGAAGCGAATTTAGAGGAAGGTATAACAATCCATTTTGAAAATCAGAGGCATGAGAAAGATGAAAGAATGGTAGAAGCGGCTATGAATGTATTAACGACAGTAGCTTTTTGGTTGGAAAGGTTGAACTCATCGGAGGTAAGCATTCCATCGTACAAGGCGGAAGATAAGACGAATAATGCCAAACGTATTCGGCAAGGAAAGAAGCCATTGTTTGATTGGACCACTGTCGTTATCGAGCCTCGGTCCGCGAAGAGTGAATCGTTAGGCGGTACACACGCAAGTCCGCGACAGCATGATGTGCGTGGGCATTGGGTAGTGAGAAATGGAAATAAGTTTTGGCGTAGGGCGCACAAGCGTGGGGACGCATCGAAGGGTGTGATCTTTCACGATTACGTAGTTAAACCAGCAGTAGAAAGGAGAGAAGCATGTTAGACGATGGCGCACGACAGTATTTGATTGAGGGGCATAGACGCTTCGAGAAGACCAAGGATCGCACACATATTGATGATGCGATTCGCTTGGTGCAGACCATATCACCGGAGAGTTTTTTACAAAACGACAAAGATAAAGAGAAGCGTGTCTTTTACCATGCACCGTTCAGTGTGTATTGGTCGGGTACAGCAGTAACACAAGAGAATGCATATCCAGTGATGCAAAAAGGAGGCAAGTGATGAAAGCATTTCCATCAGCAACAGGTGCAGTCGGTATGGAACTAAGGGATTATTTTGCAGCGAAGGCTATGCAAGCGCAGGTTAATAACCCACTAACTATAAGTCCCGGTAGTGAAGCGCATAGAATTATTGCGGAGAAAGCTTACCTCATGGCAGACGCAATGATGAAAGCGAGGGATAACGATGACGTTTGACACGATTAATTACAAAGCAGCGTGGGCATGGATTAATGCGATGTGGGCCAAATCGCTTGTGTCCGTAGGGTTCCTGTTGATTGGTCTGGGGGTTGGCGGGACGATGGCTGAGAGTCGGATTGTTTCTGACTGCAAGTTCGCTGGTTCGTTTCGCGTGGACATCCAAGCTTTTGCCTGTCAGAGGAAGATTTGAAGTACGTTGTAATCGTGGTTTTTTATGCGGTGGTTGGGTTCGTATCGCTCTGCTTCTTGATTGAGGCATGGGTAGAGGGCCCAAACACCTTTCTCCCGAAAAGGGAGCCAATACAAAGGAGATGGTGATGGGAGAACAAGAACGATTCGTAGAACAGCAATTCATTGCAAGCGAAGCAGCGGTTGCTTTGGATAAGATGGTTGCAGGATTAGGTGAGCTTGAGCAGATCGGGCTCCACGCTTATGTGGCCACGCATTCGGACCTGATACAGGCTTCGATGATGTTGGCGAGGGAGGTTATCCTGAAGTACTACGGATTGACAGATGATCCGATGACGGAAGCCGATATGGATGACTTTGTAGAATACGTGGTGGATGAGGTGAACCGATGAACGAAGAAGATATTGCTCGTTTTAACGAGTTTCGCGTGGAAATTGATAAAGCGTCGAGTTCGGTATTAGTAGCGTTGCTGGAGTATAGTCCCCGGGCCGCGCTTCCTGCTTTGGTATCCGCGATGGTAGCGATGTGCAAGAGCTTATCGGAGGATGAGGATGCAGCCCCGTTTGAGGCTTTTATAAGTTTAGCGCATGAAGGTATTGATGCGTTGAAGCGCGACTTCATTCGCGAAGGGATAGGAGAACAAACTAACTCTAAAGGACATTGAGATGAAATTCAAAGTCGTAGGTGATGATTACATGGTGGTGCCACAGGCGCATATTTATGGCACTGGCGTAAGTGCGCCGCACGTCAGTCTCTTGGATGACTTCAAGTGGCGGCCGGGGGCAAATGTACAGGCGATTTGGCGCAAGTACGGGTGGGTGCCACCGACAGAGTATCGCGAAGATTATCTTTTCAAGCATAACCGGGAGGGGAGTTAAGATGAAGAGGAAGGCGGGGAGGCCCAAGGGCAAAAGCAACGAAGGGCCATTGCCAGCGCACACGCTGTTGGATCAGATCAAGTACGAGATGCATTTCACCTCCGATGGCCAGTTGTGTGATTTGCTAGGCGTATCGAGGGCCACCATATCCAAGATACGGCATCAGATCAATGGTGTGAGTGGGGACTTCATGATTAAGATACATAAAGTCATGGGTTGGCCGATTGAGCGGATCGAGGAGCTGCTGTCATGAAGGATTTTCCAAACTTAGCTATGGTGAAATTGATCAATGGTAGTGAGATTGACCGCTTGGCTAGTAACTTGGAGGATCGAGCGCGGGATGAGGATGATTTAATGGCAGCGAAGTGGCTGAGAAGCTTGTACGTAGTGTCTGATGCTGCGCGTGATGTGGTGATGGCCAATACGCATCAGGGCAGTAAGGCTGCGTATGATCAGCTATGGGATATTTTCCGGGGCAAGAAGGGGGAGTAATGGGACGAAGAAAGCCGAGGTGGGCGGAGATGGAGGATACGATCTGTCTCGTGGATAGCGATGGGATGATCCTAGCCAGAATACAGAAGCAATGGAAGGATGCGACCTATCGCTATAACGATAGAGAGTTCATTGACGCGCGTTCGGCGATGAAGTTCGTCGAGGGCGAGAAGTTCACCGAGGTTAAATAATCACTTCGCTTCACCCCAGCTTGGGCCGACTTCGACATCCACACGGCTGGGGATTTCCATTGCCACGCAGTTGGCCATAATCTCCGCAGCGCGCTCTGCTTGAGCGCGGTCTTTCACACTGATCACTAGTTCATCATGCACTTGCAGGAGGAGGTTCTCTCCTGCCTCGTGTAGTGCAATCATTGCTCTCTTAGTCTGGTCTGCGGCTGATCCTTGGATGAGGCGGTTTAGGCCTTTGTAGGTTCCTGCGCGCTTGATCCTCGGTCCATATTCCGCTGCTGCCTGTTCATAAGGGAGAGCCTTGTTAACGCCGTACTGCATTGGCTCCCAGAGGGGGAAGCGGCACTTACGGCCCAAGAGGGTACGGATAGCGCCCCCGGCAGCGGGTGCGTCGATACGGCGCATCACAGCGTTGACGGTGCCTTTAAGGAAGGGCACCTTCTTGTGGAAGGTATCGATGAGTTCCTTGGCTTCCTCATGGGTGAGATCGAGCTGAGTGGAGAGCTTGGCCACGCCCATGCCGTACATGAGGCCCAGACCGATGGTCTTGGCGGCCTTGCGTTTAATCCCTGCCATGTCTGCCACCATTTGGTGGAAGTCGGTATCGGGGTTGTTGCGGTAGGCATCGACCATGAGTTCTGATCCCGGCAGGTCCAGAAGGGATGCGTAGTGCACTAAAAGGCGCGGCTCTTGGGAGGAGAAGTCGTTGGAGGCCCATAGTTCGCCTTCTTCTGGCAGGAAGAGGGAGCGCACCAACGGTCCGATGGTCTCGTGTCGGGCAGGAACCTGCTGGAGGTTCGGGTTAGCCATGGAGAGGCGACCAGAGACGGTTCCGCCATCGTCAGAGCGTAGCTGATTGATGTGCGGGTGGATCCGCCCTGTCTTGGCGGAGAAGTCTAGGTAGGGCTGTAAGAACGTACTGTGGGTTTTATTGGTCTCTCGTGCCTCAATAATGAGCTTGCCGATGTCGTGGGGGCATTCTTCCAAATAGGACTTCGTAAAACTAGGTACTCCAGATGCTGATCTGGGGTAACGTATCCCAAGTTTGTCGAATGCTTTAGCCACGGAGGCGGCGGCCCAGATGTCCACGCCAATGCCAGACAGGCTCTTTATTTGAGCTACTAGCGCGCGCTCTCGGCGCACAAGGTCTTCAATAGTCTTCTCACACTTGTCACGGTCAAAGCGCACACCCTTGGCGGTTATCGATAAAAGCACAGGGAAGAGCCTCGTTTCGAGGTCAAAGACGGATTCAACATCTTCCTGACGCAGCCTAATCTTGAAGGCTTGCCAGAGCTTTAGGGTGAGGGCCGCATCTTGTTCTGCGTACTCGCCTACGTACATGGCAGGGAGCTTCCACAGTTCCTTCTTGGGATGCACACCGAAGTCTCCAGCGGCTTCTTTCAGCCCTGCTTCGCTCTTTATCTCTTTGAGATAGTCGAAGCCAAGTGCATTAAGTGAAAAGGAGAAGCGGTTCTCATCGAGCAAGGGAGCCGCGATCATCGTATCCAAAATACGGCCGTTGATCTTGAATCCTGCGGCCTGTAACCACCCGCAGTCATAGGCGGCGTTGTGCATAATCTTGTCGGCGGGGGTGGCGAGAACGTCCGCGATCCACCGTTCTACACGCTTTTTATCGAGATTTCCGCCTCCGGCATGGGCAATAGGGTAATACCCTGACCAACCGTCTACGGCCACAGCGTAGCCGACGATGAAGCCGTCGTTGCGTGGCCAGCCCGGGCCCATGGATTCCATGTTCGGATCACAGGTCTCCAAGTCGATGGCAATTTCCTTGGCCTCGGAGAGGTTGGGAAACGTCTCTGGGGCCACCCAATCGGATTTGATCGGGAACATTGGCAGCGTTTTCACAGGCGAAATCCTTTGTCGTATTGTTTTGGCATCACCAGATGCAGTGTCTTCTTAGTTCTTGTAATGGCAACATAGAGCAGCCGGTTAACGCTGTCTGAATCGATGGAGTATTCCTTAGCAAACTTGGGGGAGAGGTCCATCATTACGACGACATTATCGGCCTCACCACCCTTGGCACCATGGATGGTGGAGAGCTTGAAGCGACCAAAGTTCGATATCTTGTAGCCTCGCCGCAGGACCGCGCGCAGGTATTCCCGCTTGTCTTCGCTGACCTTGGTCAGCGCTTCATGCCACACGGCATCGGTCAAAAGACCGTAGTCCTTACGTAGGGTGGATAAATCGTACTCAATGGCATCGACGGTGCCTTTGAAGTTCCGGTGTCCTCGGGCCACGTCTGCCGTTCCGAGATACTTATACAAGTTCTGGACTTCTGTGATACTGAGTGTCAGTCCTTTGCGCAGCCGCTCCCAATCGATTACCGCTTTGAGAATAGTGGGCGCGACACTAGGGACGTGGTTACGTTCAAAGAGTACTCCATTCCCTTTGAGCCACTCGTGCACCGGATTGAGCAGGTAGTTTGTACTAGCGAGGACGAGCCATTCTCCGTCATCAAATGGAACGTCTTCGAAACGACCATACTGTCTAACGGTGCCAATGTAGTCACGTGGGAACCAAGTTTTATCTTGGCGCTCCCGGATTCTTCCGACAACCCGATTTGCAATGTCGTGAACGGACGAGGGGATTCGGTAGGACTGCTGCAAGACATGGATGTCACCATCAAACTCTAAGAAAGATTTTACGTCCGCCCCTGCCCATGTAAAGACGGCTTGGTCATCGTCACCAGCGACAAACACACGGTTAGAGCGCGCTACGAGTTCGCGCACCAAGTTCCACTGTAGGCGGGAAAGGTCCTGCGCCTCATCGATGATGAGCACCTCGAGCTTTGGTAGTCGTTGCGGTTGCAAGCAAGCAAGCTCTAATAGATCAGTGAAGTCCATCAGGTTGCGGGAGGCTTTGTAATGCCGATAGGTGCGCTCGTCAAACTCGAAGTGGTGCCATTCGATATCAATGCGTGATTGGTTGTAGTGCTTGCGTAGATCAACGCCGCGAATCCGAGCGAGGTTGATTTCGTTCAGAATTGGATTGTCGGCTTTGGCAATGCCGTCCTCATCTGCATTGAGCATGACCTGAATCCCGGCTTGCTCCGCGAACTCTTGATAGTGTTCTGGCTGCATGATGTCATCACTCTTCGCACCAAGGCAGAAGAAGGCGAGGCTATGCAGTGT